TACACGTTAGATATAGATAGTAGTGAACGCGACCCGGTTACGTTTCCTAATACAGGGGATTATGAAATTGAATTAAAAACACCTATATACGACGTAAGTAAAATTTCTCTTATTTCTGCACGTATTCATAACAGTCAATTGCTTATCCATGAGAAAAATAATTCATTTTCCGTAAATAACACGGTCATTACCTTAGATAATAACAATTATAGTGGGAAATCGTTGGCGACTGAAATTGTTGCAAAAATACCCGTCATTACGTCAGCCGTATACGATGCGACGACGAATAGTATAACTATGAATGGATCTGCGCCGTTTACGTTTGAATTCTATGGTGGTCATAATGGGTACACTAAATTGGATAATGGATACACGACACCACATGATATTCTCGGTCTTCCAGCCAGTAATGTTTCGTCCAGTGGAAACACACTTACGACTGGTAGTATAAATTTACAGGGACCGGACGCGCTTATTGTAAAACTCAGCAGCGGTTCTGACGAATTCAATAAGACTGTTTTTTCAAAAAATCCATTTTACACTGGACGGATACTTTTATGTGGTGATGCTACAAACTTTTCCGGAAAAGACGATGCAGTTGAACATTACTTTCACTCTGGTGTACAAAAAACGATTTCTCGTCTTCGTATACAATTTTTTTATAGTAGCAATAATCGAATCATACCGTATGATTTTAGACACGCTACACACGTTTTAAAACTAGCGATCAGTTGTTCGACTGATAAACTGACGACTACGCCGAAAGTGAAAAAGGATTTTTCACTACCTACACCTATACGCATCCCTGAGTTGGAAGATCCGGATAGGTGGACACCGATTGTGTATATAAGTATAATAATAGTGACAGGGTTATTATTTATCCTGCTTACAAAACCGCGACGACCAATTAACGGGTGATCGCGTATACGGTCGGTGAGGGCTTTCTGACACGGGAAGACAGCCTGGAGATCACCATGTATACAACCACCGAGAGGAGAGTGGTGAAGAGGGCGGTGAGCGCGTAGTTAAGACCACCGTTCTTCTGGACCTTGATGACCTGGTGAATAGACCAACGAACGAGGTCCATCCATGAGAGCGCAGCGGCGAATGAAAAACCGGCGACGACGGCGTTGAGTGATTGCGCTTCGAGTTCGCGAGAGATGGCGATCAGGGCTTCAGTGGCGTCGGCGGACATTTTTATTATAAATCAATATTTTATTCCGGTATCAAATCTTCTACTTTTAATATTTTTTTAAATTTTTGTCCGTTATATCCTTTAATTTTTGGTATAGAACTATCATCATCGTCTAATTCAGTATCTGAATCAGACGATGAATCACCTCGCGCCCTGAATGATTTATATTTACTATCCGACCAACCCTCAGGGCTCGATGTCTTCATTACTATCAATAGCATTTTTTATCATTTCTTCTGAAGGATTGGTTGGCTTCCAACCTTCCCATGCGTCATACGCCTGATTTATGGCTTTCATCTGGATATTATCACCCGCGTACGGCTCAAAAGTATTATCTTCGTCATCTACGATTTCTATATCAGATTCATCAGATGAATCATTTTCATTTTCGTATATTTCTGGAAAATAAGTACCAATTTTCTTACCTACTGAGTGCATCGCACAATATTTCATACAATATTCCATATCCTTCGCGAGAATTGTGTTTCGTCCACACGCTTTAGCGTATTCCCCTGAAAGAACTACAGCTTCTTCCATTACGGGTGTTATAATTTCAATTGCTGATTGAACCACTGTTGAAGAGAAGTCGTACCCCTCCATTTTCGTATCTCAATATATTATAATTGATTGCGTAAACTCTAAGCTCTCTTTCACCGGTCCTCCCATTTAATTTCAATTTCAATCGCTGTTCTTTAACCAATGATAAATTGCGTTGTCCAGTTGGATACCATTTTTCGGGTTCAAGTGCAAAACTATAAGAATAGAACCGCCTGAATAGTTGTGTTCTAGAATGGTGTATGCCACTCTGAACTGCGCGGAGTGCTATAACATTTCCCGTGATATCGTTTATAGGTTCTTCATCGTTTAGGGATAACGTGAGTCCTTTTAAATTTTCATAATTGATATACTCAAGTTTACCATTTATTTGTATGGTCTGCATGTTATGATCATAATCAAATATCGTAGAATTATTACGTTTTATGATAAAGTATAATTCCTTTACCGGATTTACAAATTCTGTTTTAAACGTGAGATCTTGCGTTTCCAAACTCGTTGAATCGGGGATTGCGAAATTTTCGTTCTGTACTTGCGTGATGATATGATCTCGTTTAAGTGTATTTAATTTAATACGTTCCTCATCACCGAGTGCTATAAGTTCAGTTTCTAATACGATGTCGTTTATTTGAGGTTTGTATTGTGTGTGTTCAACTGGTATCCCTAAAACACAATCGTCACGTTCGTTAAGTTTGATTTCGAAGTGACATTCCTGTTGTTGTATAGCACACAATGGTATGGCGAGCTCAGGATTCTGGTAAAAGTAAAATGGAATGTCTACGATACATCGACGTGTAGTTGTCGCATCACCCAGGTACTCTTTTATCGTCGAACTGTCCACTTTAGTTCCTGAATAGTCGAGCGGGAATTTACCGATTAATTTGGACAAGTTCGTCTGTTTTGTCTGTGTGATATAATTTTCAGAATAAATCTGTAGATAATCAGACGGTATACGTTGAATATGTTCACCCCCTATGAACATATCTACGTGTTGAATTATGGCATGTCCTATAGATTCTATGTATTTATAGTAGTTCGTACCATCGTGAAGTGTAGGCAATTCAATATACAATCGCACAGATGTTATCAGGTCACCGACGTCCCTAGGTATCGTACACTTTAACGTTGAACCATATGTACGTTCACCGTACAAATCATGCTTGACATTATATACAGAAAATTTAGTATGTTTCCTGAATCTTTTTATAAAATGTGAATAGTCGGGATTGTCTGTAAAATAGACATCGTGTGCCCCTTTCGTGGCGAGCTGAACGCGTCCCGCCATTTCTATTATTAGTCTTTAAAATTTTAAACCCGCTAATCCACTTTCTATATGTAATATGTTGTAATTCACTGCGTATATATCGACATCAATTCTGTTTGTAGATGATGTTTCGTCCAATTCGATGTCAATTTTTTTATGTGAAATACGACTCATGTTTACCTGCCCCGTGGGGTAATATTCTTCGGGTTTAAGAGCGAACGAGTGCATGTAAAATATATAGGCTGGATCTGGACATGAAGTATATTTATTCAACGATTCTTGGTACGATAAAAACAAACCATCGCGATCTATCACAATTTCACCATTACATTTCAGTACGACTCGTTTTATCTTTCTATGATCAGATCGCTTTGCCGTGTATAACGATGATAAACTCTCGTCAGTGTGGGTTACATTTTTAAGTGTTACCACCTGTTCGGGGGCATATTTTTCTTTGGCTATAAAGAATAACTCCTTTACAGGGTGTTTGAAATTTAGCATACCCGCTTTGCGACTTTCATTGGGCTTGAACGATAGTGTAGACATTTGGAGTTGCGTAATTCCGTACTCCATTGGACGTGTCTTTAAAAAGTTCCTTTCATCTTCGCTTATGAAAAAGAAGTCGGTAATCAGGGAGATGTCCCGAATTCCAGCGTCTGACGTAGCTCGTCTAGTAACATCACTTCCCGACTTTGTGTATTTGAAACTTACATTGTCATTCGCGTCCTTAAATTTGACATACACTTCGATAAGTTGTTTAGTTATAGCACATACAGGAATCGCTAAACTCGAATGCCTGAAAAAGTAAAATGGAAGATTCAGGTAAAATGTATTATATGAAGTAGACACGTTCAAATGATTGTTGTGCCCACCAAGAAAGTAAAGTGTTTGTTCTAAATCGTCTGCGTTGTTATGTAATTGATTATACATGTATATATAATCTCCTGTTATACGTTCGATGGTCTGACCACCTATACGCAGATCGACGTATTCTATAATATTTGACGTCAATGACGTGTTATATAAATTTGATATCAGGGGGTCTGATGATTCGGGTAGGGGGTCGAGTGTCATCTTCAGCATCATACTCCTGACGAGATCACCCACGTTATTCGGTATTCTAAGTTCGGCGTGTCCACCAAATTTCTTTTCACCACTGAATGGTATCTCGACAGATTCCGTTGCGAATCGAGTATGTTTTTTATAGTTCATCACAAAGTACGAAAATTGCGGTTCGCCGGTAAGCCACTGGTCCTGAATACCAGTAGCAGCGAGTCTGACACGCCCCGCCATTCTTAATACATGTGAGTAAAATTTTATGAATTAATTCGTGGCGCTATAGTAGATGGATTTGAAACTCCGCAAATTCAAGCCGGAGACGATAGCCGACGACAAGGTTTGTGTCTTCATAGGTAAGCGTAACACAGGAAAATCAACCCTTGTCACCGATATATTATGGCACAAAAAACATCTACCCGCAGGGATAGTACTCTCTGCTACAGAAGAGGGTAACCATTATTATCAACAGTACATTCCAGATCTCTTCATATACGGCGACTACGACAAGGATGCGATCGAGCGGGTCATGGATAGACAAAAAAAATTAGTCGGTGCGGGAAAGAAGAATTGTGGTGCATTCCTACTTCTTGATGATTGCATGTACGACAATAAATTTATGCGAGATACGTGCATTCGACAATGTTTCATGAATGGTCGACACTGGAAGATATTTTTTATGTTGACCATGCAATACTGTATGGATTTACCCCCAGCACTTCGTGCGAATGTAGACTATGTGTTTATATTACGTGAAAATATTATACAGAACCGTGAAAAGCTATACAAATCATTCTTTGGTATATTCCCAAACTTTGATATGTTCAATAAGGTCATGGACGCTTGTACCGAGAACTACGAGTGTATAGTTCTCGACAATACATCAAAGAGTAATCGAATCGAAGATTGTGTTTTTTGGTACAAGGCGAAAATGCGAACAAACTTCAGGGTCGGCGCACCAGAATTTTGGCAGGCACATAAAAAAATGTTTAATCCTAAAGGCGGTGGTAAAAACCTGAAAGATGCTAAGAAAACAACCACCTTAAAGATTACAAAGCAAATATAAATAGATGTCCTCATACAGTGTTGAACCCTGTAACTTTATCTACCGTGTATCGTCTCTCGCGAAGGTTGTCGATGGTGATACTATTGACGTGAACATTGACCTCGGCTTCGATGTATGTACAAAACAGCGTGTCCGCCTTCTAGGTATCGACACACCAGAATCTCGTACTTCGGATAAGGAGGAAAAGGTTTTTGGTCTTCTCTCGAAGAAGAAGCTCAAGGAATGGTGTATGAAGGCTGTTGCATCTGAGAAGGATGATATTGAAATCGAACTCAGATGTCCCGAGGCGGATTCTAGGGGTAAGTTTGGTCGCGTACTCGGTGAGGTTTGGGTTTCTGAAGATGGAGTATGGACGAATGTAAATCAGTGGTTGGTTGATGAGGGGTACGCTGTCCCATATGGTGCACAAAACAAATCTTTAGTCGAAGGACTTCACATGGAAAACCGTAAAAAACTCGTTGAACGCGGTGAGGTTTAACGCCGCATCCGACGCCTCATATATATATACAAAACAATAATGATAAATATAACCGGTAAAGTAGCCCTATAATCTTCGACAAAATAATCAAATATGAGATTTGGATTTTTTAAAAGATATGATGTATCTTTTCGTTTGAATTTTTGTGTGATAGATGTATTAATACCATGTCCCTGTGTGGCGTGCCAATACCACGGTGGAATCAATAGACTGTCACCTGGTTGAAGTGTTACCTTATATATTTTCATTTTACTATGATCCATCTTAAAAAAGTCATCTGTAGCAAAATTCGTTTTGTATACATGGAAAAATCGATTCTTGTTAATATTAGGATTTTCATAATTGTCGAATATGTATACAGTTTTACTCCCGTATAATTGATTTAATATATAATCATCG